TCATTCCTTCGAACTGAACGTATTCTTTACCCTATCGATCAGCGTCTTTGCCGTCTCAAATAGGCCGACGCTCAAAAGCCCGCTTGCGATACCGCCGATCAAGATTTCCGGCGTAAATGTCCACGCCTCAAGCCATGAGTTGACGATCACGCCAATGGCTACCAGAAGTGCCGGAATCCAGTTGTTCGGCAACTTCGTAATCGCGTGTTTAAGTACAAACCCGAGGCCGAAGCAAATACCCATTACAATAGGTATTGCGTACTGTTCCATAATTTCCATTCCTTATTTCTCCTTTCCTTATTCCCACAGGATCGCCCATGTCTTTGGGCCAATGATCCCATCTACCGCGCCAATGTCACGGCCTTCATTTTTCCGCGCCTGCTGGAAGCGCTTTACGGCTGCTTCCGTCCTTTCTCCAAAGATACCATCAATCTTTCCCGGCTGTGCAAGATGTTTTTCAAGCCGCTCCTGCGCCCGTCTCACGTCTTCGCCGCGCGTTCCATTGGAAAGGTTGCGCGTAAGAGCGGGAACGTTCTGTGAAGGTGCTGCGGGCTGTGGCGCGGACGCTGCGTAGTCTACATCGCGCAACTTGCCCCAGTTCGTGAAATCCCGCGCGCTTAACGTCGTTTCCACCACTCCATAGGCTTTACCGCGCGATTCAATGACTTTACTGCCGCCGATATAAATCCCTATATGCCCGCTCTTCCAAACGCACACACCCGGCACTTCCGGGATCGTCCCGATTGCCCCACGCTCAAAGCATCTGTCATAAAGACCGTTTGCCGTCATATCGCCGTAGCTGGGCAGATAATCCCTGAAGGCCTCGATGATAAGCCCGGAACAATCTACAACGTGCTTACCAAACCATTTAGCGCATTCCTTGATATAGTAGGACAAGGGCTTTTCGTTATACCTTTCAAAAAACCGCTTTCCCACATCCTCGGAATACAATTCGCCCTGCCCGCCGAGGACATACCCCCAGCCTAGCCTTTTCTTGCAACCCTCTATGAGCTGCGCCGCTGTAATTTTTGCCATTATAATAGCTCCTTTCCAAAATAAAAACGGCTTTCGCCGCCTAGCGATCCTTTTCTATGTGTTCTGTGATCCTGTAATGCGCCTGCTTTGCGCTCTGCTCCACTGCCGTAATTCTATGTTCGTGGTCGTCCACCTTGCAATCGAGCTTTTCGACGTCGTTTTTGATACCGAGTATTGTATCGAGCTTAGCGTCTACGCCGCCCCGCCACTTGCTGTCATTCGCTATTTTTTTGTCCCGACCGGACAACCATCCCGCAAGCCCGACAAAGCACCCGACTACGGCAATCAGAATTGTGATCTCTATTTGCATCATACCCTGTCCTCCAATTCCTTATCCAGCCGGATAACAGCCAACTGCCATAATCGCCATCCATCCGCCGCCGGAATCAGCGGAAGTGGAAATTTGCCCGCTGGCGCTTACTACAATGCGCCCAAAGTGGACGGTATCGTTTGTGGCCTTGCGAAAAAATGCAGGGATGAAAAAATCTCCGCTCGGCCTTGGTATGCTTGCGGGAAGTTGAGCGAACACCCCAGAAATAGCATCCGTGCCCGCGGTTGTGCGCCCGCTGAAATTTATATGGACTTGCCGTCCGTCAAACCACGCCCAATTTGCCTCCCATGTTATTCCACTTCCCGAAAATGAGATCATCGCCGGTTTTGTCGCGGGGACAAAATAACTTGCAGGATGCCCGCCCAGCTTCTCCGCATCGTCTGCTGCGTCAACTACTCCGTCGTTATTAGTGTCGTACATTGATTTACCCATCAAATTATTATATTGCGGAATGTAGCCGCACAACGTCGCATCCCCGCGTTCGTCTGTGACTATGATCCCGTTGCCCGTGACCAGCACCCGACACAGTGAGACCTCATAAATTGAAGTGTCACGCGTCAGTTCCGGTGCTGTAGGCGTTCCAGTGGTCGGCGTTCCCTTGATTGCGTCAAGGCATACTATGCGGTTTGCAAGGTCCTTTCGTGCAACAATGCGGTCTATTCGGCTATAGCCGGATTCCACGGAATCAATTAGAACGCTTTTGCTCTCGTGCAAAATCCCGGTTCGCCCATCCACGACTACCACACCCGTATTGACAATAACTGCACCTGCGCCGGATTCGCACGCAAGATTATCTCCTTTGCCCTGTATAATTCCAGTCCCCAAAATGCTATCCATGATCTCGCTATATTCATCTGAATTATACTCGTAGCGGTCGTCAAGCTCCCCTTCCACATAATCGAAAAATCCGAAATTGTCAAAGTTTACTGCCATCTTCTTTACCTCGCGTTTATAGATTTGTTGTTTTTCAAACGGTTCAAAACATCATTTATTTGAGATTTGTTATATCCAAGCGTAACGCTTATTGTCTGCTCGCCGCCCTCGTACACGGTTTCTATTTCTGTGATGCGCGCATCGAGCGCGCCCGTTGGCAACGCATCATCCTTTATTGTGGCAATGTCGCCAAGGTCAAACGCCGTTCCGTACTGTGCCGCAAACGATTTTGACATAGCAGCGGTCACGGTTATGTTGTCGCCATACTCCGCTAGCTTTTCGTCTCCACGGCTTTTTAGCTCATCTACCGTAGAAAGGTCGCGCGCATCAATGTAGACTTCATAACGCCCGATATCTGCAATATCATTGTTCACGCTTTGCGTTATCACCGTTCTTTGCGTTCCCTCACCTTGCCCGGCAACATATCCAAGGTTCACCCATCGGGTATTTTTATCGACATATAAGCTGTCTAGGCGATTGTTATGCAGGGATAATATAAGCCTTTGATTTTCCTGCTGTCCTGCCGTCCTGTCTAATCCGATCATACATGAAAAATCAATATAGCCCTCTGCTATTTCGGCATACCACCCAACACCGCTGGCCGCTGAAATGTTCGCCAGGTCTTCGTGCAGATCGGCAAAACGCCCACTATAATAAATTTTTGTTGTAACATCCGACGCAAGAGGGATTACCCGCGTAAGCGGAATCGCTCTATTGGTATCGGAAGGGCTTACGATCTGCGTTGCAAACAACCCTTCCATCACCTTATTTACTGCCGTATTGCTGTATGAAAGTTCAGCGCTACCAGTAGGCGGCATTACGATTCTTTGCTTGGCTATACCTTTTAGCTCTATGCCTTTAATCGTTCGCTTGTTGGAAGTTCCTTTGTCTGTGATAACCTTTGTCACAATCCCAGCCACACGGGGCGCGATTTGAATAAAATCGAAATCCGCAATCCGGGCAGCGTTCACCGTATCAAGGCTTTGGACTATCTGCCATTCTCCTATACCACTGTACTTGCGGCAAAACATAAAAGAAACGGGATCATCTATTACCCCGCAAAATTTTAATTCAGTCGGCGTAAATTTATAGCATTTGATTTCCATTTGTTATCCATTCCCATATAGACGTTTATAATTTACATAAACTACCGGCGCGCCGGTATCAGCAGAAAAAGAAAGCCTATTGCTTCCAAGCGCAAGAGAGAAGAAGGAAGATTGTTCATCATCCACGGAGTTTGTAGCGTCCTCAATCGTTCCGTCGCCTCGCTCAATCGTGACGGTTTTTTTACCGTATGCGGTGTCAATTACAAGCGTATCGCCCGCCGCAATCGTCGCCACTACCTTCAGCGCCTCACCTGTTGTGTCGTTTTTAAGCGCCGGATTTGTGGCCGCGCCTCTAAATTCGCATCGGATCGGCGCGGGCGCATCCCCACTGTTATTGATCGTCACGGAATCGCCGCGCTTGCCAAACCTCATGGGCATTCTGTGAGGGAATTTTAACCCGCCTACAAAGTCAGCCATTCTGACGCGCGTTTCTATCAGGTCTTCAAAGAATGGATCGTGCGCCGTAAGCTCAAGTCCTATCACCCGTAGCCCAAGCCCAGTGTTAGAGGCAATGTCCGGTTGTTCCGTCACCGTAGCCCTTATCATGCGGCTGTGATGGTCGTTTTCATAGATTAAGACGCCTTCGCCAAGCATAGGATTAAAAACGCGCTGGAGTCCGTCCATAGTCTTGTAAAACTCCGCTGTGCTGAAATAGCTATAGTAAAACTGGATCGGGATTGGGCGCACCCCGTAAAGGCTTCGGCCATAGGTCGCGCCATGCTGCAAATACCCAGACGATTGAACGATCTGAATATCCGCAGCGCGCAACCCTCCAAGGCTATTGATTATAAACCTTGCGTTTTCGTCATATGACGCGGTAAAAATTTGATTCTTCGAGTTTATAAATTTTATCCGTTCCATTTATACACCTTCAAACAACGCCTTCCCAAGCCGGCGCGTCTGTTGCGCCTGTTCGTATGGCGTAAGTTCCCGCGCCGTGAAATAGTTGTTCTGCTCGTTCTTTATAACGCTTCCTGATGCGTCTTTACTACCTTCATGAGTATTTATATACCCGCTAATGTCCGGCGTTCTGTAAGCGTCTGCTAGCGCATCTCCCGCAAAGGCTACTGCCTCCATTTCAAGTTTATTGGCGTTCAAGCCATCTAGCGCCGCTTTGCTTAGTTCGTCCCCGGCCTTCATTACTGCGTCAGTGCTGGATAAAAGGCCCTCTTCCAGCCCTGCGCCGATATTCTCACCGAACCCCCGGAAAACACGCGACGGCGATTTGATTTGAAACAGGTTTTTAAACCCATCAATCATGGATTGCCCTATGTTTCTGATATGATCCATAAGGCTTGGTGCTTTCTTATTTGTGCCTTGTTTCAGCCCTTCCATAAGGTTTTGCCCTGCACTATCCATTTTCACAGAAGGAGAGGCAACGCCTAGAGCGTCGTTCATCGCCTGTATAAGCTGATCCATATCCATACTGGCGGCATCTTTAAGCCCCGGAAATTCGTCTGCCATGCCCTGTGCAAGCCCACGCAACGAGTTAAGACCGCTTTCCTGCATATCTTCCGGCAAACTAGCATAAGCGTTCAGAATGTCACGCGCGTTTTGCCTACTGTCTTCTGAAAGCTGCCCCCCTTGAGCCTTGTTTGTGCCTATCCAGTCGAAAAATTTTGCCGTCTGTTGCTGTATATTGCTATCTGTTAAAAACTGATAATTGTCCCAGGTTACTTCCTGATCGGCTGCAAGTTTTGCGAAATCCGCTATGGCTTGTCGTTCTGCCTCCTGCAACAATGCGGTTTTGTCGAACCAACTTAATGTTTCATCGTTATTTATCTCTTTCATGCGCTGTGCATAATGCTGTTGCACCGTTTCCATGCTTTTTGTGTGCGTAGTGCGGTTATTATATGCCTGCATATTTATTTGTGATTGCTTTTCCATAGTGGAAATATTTTCATCAACTATGCCCTGTGTGATTGCCGAACCTTGGGCCGCATATTCCTTTTGTCTATCAAGCGCGGCTTGCGTCATCTGGCTATATTGCTCCTGCGTAATCTCTCCGCGTTGCAACCGCATTGTTAGGGCTGCGAGCTCGTTTTGAATGCTTCCGTTCACGCTCTCCGCATACTGCGCCTGCGCCGTTTCTAGCTGCCCCATTATCTGCTTGCGCTGCTCATAGGTAAGATTCTCGTTTTTAAGCTGCTCTTGCAGAAGCGTTACTTGTGCGCCGAGCTGCGCTTGATAGAGCTGATATTGTTCTTCTTGAGCCGCCGCGATATTGTCAAGGTATTCCTGCACACTCTGAATTTCGTCGTCCCGTAGGCTTCGATTTTCATCAAATGCCGTCTTGTAAATCTCATTGATTTTGTTTTGATTGTCGCTAATGATGCCCGCGAGATCGCCCAGGGTTTGCCCCGCCGAGTTCGTCATGTCTGAAAAACTGTTGATGCTCGTATCTAAATTGTCCATTTCAGACCGCCACGCCGCCGTTGCCGCGTTTGCTTCTCTCACCTTGGCGTTAATGCCGTCCATTTCCGTTGGTAGCGATGTAAGCAAAGCGAGTAGCGCCGTTACTGCCAAAATAATTGCACCTATCGGGTTTGCCGATGCTGCCACATTGAAAGCTATAACCGCCGCCGTGATTCCCGCCAGCGCAATTAAAACTGCCTCTTTATTGTTTATGATCCATTTAAAGATGCCTAGCAGGGCCTCAAGTGCACCCTTTACAAAGTCTGCGATAGCCTGTTTATTTTGCGTCACAAAGTCGGACAGCGTATTTGCTATAGACTGGATCGCCGCTTTTGTTTCAGAGCTTCCCAGCCATTCAGAAAAGGCTTCCGCAAGGGATTGAAGCAACGGCAAGAATGCTTGCAAGACTGGCAACAACGCTTTTGCAAGCTGCTGTTTTATCTTGTCCATTGCGTCCTTATAGTCATTAAAAGATGTCAATACATCTTCTTCTACTACAAGCCCCAACTTCTCCGCTTCATCTGCTTGTGCCTTGAAATTATCTACGCCCATTTCCATAACAGGCAAAAGGTCTTGATATGAGCGCCCAAAGATTTGGTTCGCCAATACATCACGCTGTGTTGAGTCTCCTACGTTTTCGAGAGCCCCCAGCATGTCAAACATGATATCATACTGGGACTTCATTTTGCCGCCCGCATCCGTAAACGATACACCCAAAGCATCTACTGCCTTAACCGTTTCGGCGTTGCCCTGCTGGTATTGCTTTACCGCTGTAGTAGTCTTTGCAATCGCCTTTTGCCAACTCTGCATGGAAACATCTGCGCTTTCCTGCATGTAGTAAAGTTTTTGTACGCTGTCGGTTGCTATGCCTGTTTTAGCCGAAAAAGTAAGGATATCGTCAGAGTAATCGGCCATATCGTTTGTCATTTTTATAAGAGCTGCACCAGCCGCCACACAAGCTCCGCCGATTGCCGCCCCCATAATTCCGACAGATTTTCCGATAGCCGAGAAGTTCTTTTTGCTTTTACTCTGCGTTTCCTCGGTTGTGTCCCCAACCTTTTTAATTTCGCTTATCCCTTTTGCAAGGTCTGTAACAAGCCCTATTTTAAGCGCGCCCAAATCTAACGTATTCACTCTTTCACGCTCCTATATTCCAGCCCTTTTTGTTTTAATGCTTCTATGTCTGGTTCTGTTTTTGCCATCCGCTCGCAATCTTCAAGGTACTTACGCCCTTCCGGGGTCTTCTGTAAGTCTTCAATGAACATGTTCTTGCTGCATAATAAAAAAACGTCCGTGGGAAGCCGCATGGCCTCATCGAACGTACATCCGCAGTAACGCATTACGCGCCGCACAGACGGCATGATCTCTATGCCATCGCCGCCCTTGCCTTGCCCCGGCAAAGACGGCATTTTCAGTTTTTTTGATCCTGAACCTCATTCATAAAGTCGCAATACCCCTTATATATCGCCGTAAGCATAGGCAGGCTTATTTCATCTTTGATATACTGGTCATCAAATTCGATTCCTTCGGTATTGTGATTAAGTACGCCGGAGGCAGACTTATAGAGCGCGTCCACATAGTTTTCCATGCTTCCCTCATCACAATCCTTCATAACCTCCACTACCTCAAGCAACTCAATCGTCATAGCCTGCGTTGGCTTTTTTATGTGAACCAGCTTCCCATCTGGCATACGGATAGGGAGGGTTTGTTTTTTAAAAACTCCAAGATCAAGAATGTTTCCCATTATTAATTACTCCTTATAAAAGAAAAGGGACGCTCGCAGGGAGCGCCCCATATTCATATTTTAACCGGCTGTCCTTGTGTCCTGCTCAATAACAACGAGCGTACCGTCTGTATCATGCGGCACGGCTTTTAATTCTGCATCGATCACAGTTTCCTTGTCCTTTGCAAAAGCAAGGGTGAAGCCGCTAGATGCGGTTGCAACGATCGTAATGCGCAGCTTAAGCCCGGTGTCATATGTATGAACAAACCGCGCTAAAACCTTGCTAATGCCCGTCTTACCGCGTCCGCCGATTTTCAGCGTGGATTTGTGCGTTGAAGAATCCTCCGTAAGTGCCCCGGCCGGACATAATTTTGCAAGCGTATTAACGCCCCACGTCAGCACGCCCGATTTAAGCGTTACTTCTTCCTCTGTAATAAAGCGTTTTAAGACCGCTCCCATATCATCTACAACGCTGTAGTCTGTCGGCTTGTATTCCAGCGTTGCGCCGCCCTGGATATGGCCTATCTGATTGGAGGTCGTCTCGATTACAGAATCCTCCGGGATTGCCTCCCCGGTATAACTCATTACAAACAGATCGCCTGATCCTAAAATTACTTCTTCATTTGCCTGTGCCATTATACTTTGCTCCTTAAATAATAATATGTTGTGTGGTGGTAGGTTCCTGTTTTCAGATTTTCAAGAACGCCGCCGCCGTTTATTTCAACGCCTAAAATCGTATCATTAAACGGATCATCTCCAAGCGTAAGCAATACATTCTTCACAGCCTCGTGAATCTCGTACACCCGTGCAACGCTCTTGGATATAATCATGATTTCCAGCTTATCAACGCGGGAAATCTTGTCATCCGTCTGCGGCGAGAAATTGAAAACAATACCATCATCTGTTGAGTCGGTCGAAAATGCGGTCATACGATCTCTCACATAGCCGCTTACGGCGGGGTCTGCTTTTAGGGCGGTTACAACGTCTTCAATTATCATTTCTTCATCACGTCCTTAAAGCAATTTATGATCTTTGCCCGGTTTTGTTCTATTGCATCGGATATAAACGGATTGGGTCGCTGCCCTTCGGTTGTGTGCCATTCGCCTTTTTCGTCTTGATACCGCCAAGGAACATTTTTTCGCCCATTTCCATCTATGGCAAATAACCCTGTACCTTGATGAATATATGGCGCGTAATCTATCCCACTGCCTACATATCCTTCAAGGTTTTCGCCGTTTTCTTCCACAACGTGAGTTATGCTTGCGCGCAAAGTGCCTTTATCTGCCGGGCAATTATTTTTTGCAGCATTTTCGACCACAAGGCAAGCTTGTTCAAGACCATCTTTGATAGCGTCCGGCAAGGCTTTTTTAACAAAGTTCTCAAAGTTCCCTAAAACCTCGCTTGCGTCTACTTCTGCACTAGCCATCTGCTATCACCCTTTCAAGAAAAATCTGTGATAACCGCGCATCGTTGTTTGGGTACGTGATTCTATAAACGTCATCTCCGTCGTGTACCTCTTGCCCGTGTTTAAGCGTCCTGTCAAGCGTCAATCCAACGTGCGAGCTTCCTTGAGCGTTGATGTTTAAATATTGGACTTCCGCGCCCGTAAGCGTGCAGATTGCCATTTGCACGGTCTTTACTTCTCGCGGCCTGGAATCTTTTCCAAACACCGAATCGCTTATATCACGCTCCACGATCTTAACCGCTTTCATTCGCCTGCTAATCATAGCGTTTTAAGCCTCCTGTACTTCCCAAGCCTACGCAATAGATCATCCGACAGACCGTTTATAAAGCTCTCTGATGCGCCGCTATAGCCTTGTGACGCTAAACCCTCGCTACCTAATCGGTTGTACCGTATAACCGCCATTTCAACAATCAAGGAGCTTGCTTCATCGGGTATGGCCTCGACGTTGCAAAGCTCCTTAAATGCCTGTTCGGTATCTTCGATTATAGCGGCGGCTGTAGCGTTTTGGATTTCAGGGATGTACGCCTTTAATTTATCCGTCGCGCTCATGACTTGCCCCCTGTAGTAGATTAAGAGACCGTAACCGCTGCGCAGAACGCTGGAATTTTCCCGTCCGTCATTGCAGAGACTTTTACCTTATCGCCCGATGAAACTGCGTCAATAGTATACGTCCATGTAGTGCCATCTACAGCCGCATAGCCTACCGGAATATCATTCACGTACACGCGAACAACCGCCCCCGCCGCGTTCGTACCGGATATGGTCTTATTATTTCCCGCCGCAATGCTGGATTGTGTGAGAACCGGGGTAGCCGACGCTTTGCCGATCATGCAAAGGCGTTTCGCGTTGGTGAGGGCAACGAGGTTCACCTTACGGGAAATAATCGTATTTTTTCTCGCTTCCTTGTCCCTCTCCTGCTCAATCTCGCTATCCTTTTTGGTGAAAAGCGTTACCGCTTCTTTGGTTGCTACATAAGCAAGGTCTGCGGGTACTTTTTTTGAGTACACAACCGGCAATCCGCTAATGTCGCCGATCTGTCCGGTAAAGATGATCTCGCCTTGCTTCGCGCCTGTGAAAAGGTTATTTTTCCTAAGTGCAGCCTTGGTATTCAGCCCGCACAAGATATAAAGCTGGCTTTCGTCCTCAAGGTCAAGGGCCGCGATTGCGTCAACAATATCGTCATACGCGATCTTGTTCGCTGATTCAATCGTCTGGAAAATTTCAGCCTTGCGCAGTTCATCAAAAAATTTCTGGTTCATGTCATTCCACATAGCATTAGCCATTCCCTGTACGCCGAGATTGACAATGCCTGGATCTTTCATCACTTCTTCATCATAGTAATCCCATACCTGTTGAGCTACGCCTACTTCATACTCATAAGGCAGAAATTCAAGTTTGCCGCGCTGTGTGTTCTTCTCGCCCTGCGAGAGGCTTTCAACGTACCCCGTATAGGTATAGCGGTTAATTACTTTTTTCATGCCGGCTGCGCCGCTAAGCGACATATCAACCGTCATAAGTGTTCTGGTGTTAAGTCGCGTTTCTAAAATGTCCTCAACTGTAGATTCAAGAACTTCGTTAGGATATACAATATTTGCCATTTACTCTGCTCCTTTTAGCTTTCTAAATAGTTCCGGGTTGCTCTCGTAAAGCTCTGCCCTCTGCTGAACATTCATCCCCTTTAGGGTCGTGGGCGTTCCCGTCCCGCTACCTTTTGCTGGCGCATCTCCCGCAATGCGCTTCTTAACCGTAGCCTCAACCGCCTGTTTAAACAGTTTGTCGAGCGTATCAATGCGCGCCTGCGCTTCTTTGATGTCGTCCCCAATCGTGATGATGTCGGCAAAAGCGGGATCAAGGCCACGCGCCGCCAAAACTTTGATTACCTCGCCTTTGTTAATGCTCGTGCTCATTTCTGAAATACGCTCATTAAGGCGCTTAATTTCAAGGTCCTTTTCAGCTTCCTTGCGCTGTTCCTCATCCAGCTTTGAAAGGGATAGCTTTTCCTCATACTCTCTCTTTTGCTTTTTCAGTGCCGCCGTAACCCTTCTGTCCGCTTCCGCTTGCAATAATTCTGCAATCTCGGCTTCGGTGTAAGTTTTACCTTCGCCACCGTCCGGCCTTCCACCGCCGGAACCGCCTCCATCTGGTTCGCCGCCCGGGTCTCCGGCCGCGCCCCCGTCTGCGTCCATCATCGGTGTAAGCCTGTTAAGTAAATAACCCTGTAAAAATTTTTCCATTTCTTAACCTCCGTAAGTTGCGGCATTGCCGCCCCTTTAGTTCTGTTATCGCACAGCCCTATAAAGCGTAATAAAAAAGAAGCCTGTTAGAACTTCTATTAAGCATATTTTTTTAGTAGCTCTGCCGCTTCCGTTAAATCGTCGCCCACTTCCACCACCGGGGCATAACAGCAACGGCAATTCGGGTGAATTGGTAGCGTTGGCGCGCCATCTATCGGGTAAATCTGACCGGAATAACCCTCGCACTCATCACAAATACGGTCATCCACTTCAGCGATGTATTCAACCATTATCACCCCGGCGGCCTTATAAGATTTCATTGCCGCATCGTTGTAGTAGTGATTTGCTTCCGTCCGCACAAGGCGATCAGCCGCGTAGTAGTTCATGTTAAGGTCGCCTTGCAATGCTTTCTTAATAGCTCCGGGTGATTTACCAGATATAAGCATATCGGTAATATCCTGCTTCACCCTCTCGCCCATTTTGATACCGTTTTCTATATAACGCTGAGAGAAAGAAGCATCGTTCCATGCGGTATTCACAAGTTGCTTGATCTGCACGTTGTCCAGCATATCAAAGGACGGGTTGACGGGCGCGCCGCTTTGTTTCAAATCTTTAAGCGTTACGCCCATTGTCTTTTCAAACACCTTTATAAGCGTCCTCTCCGTCCCGCGTATCTGGTTTGTGGTAATATCCCCCGTAATCTTACCTAACCGTTGTTCAAGCTGATACCACCGAGAGAAGTTCCATAGCTGTGTCCTGCTTAGTTCCTCGCCACCCTCCGCAATCTGAATATATAAATCATCTATTTGTTCCGCAAGCTGCTTATAAGCCGTCTTGTATAGCTTCTGTTGTCTTATAATCTCGGATTCAGCGAGCCCATTCGCGTAAGCTTCACTTTCAAGCGTGCGTTTTCGCCAGTATTCTGCGCTACCCATCATTTAAACTCCGGCTGATCTTCGTCGTCATCTTCCCGGTAAGATATCTCATACGTTGGTTCTTTAGCATCGATTTTCTTTAGTTCGTCTTCAACGTCCGTTACAAAAGGCAACTGCCCTAACGCCGTTTCCTTAGATACAATCCCCGTTATCTTATTTACCATGTCGGCGGCTTCTATCGCGTTTACCGGAATATTGCGGGTGAACGTCATATCTATCATGGTGTAATCGTAATTCTTAGCAAACAAATTTTGCACATTGCAAATCAATTCAATTCTTCGCTGTAGTGCCTTTTTAAAATATCTCTCTTTTACGCTCGTTACATTCTCAAATCCAATCAGTTTATACTTGATCGCAATGCCGGAAAGGTTATTTGCAAACGATTCATCCGTAAGTTTCGGGCACTTGCTAAATTTGTGAATATCATCATCTATACGGTTTTTAAGGTTCTCGATGTACGTATCATTGATCTGTTTTATCAGCCATTCAGCGTGAGAATCCGCATCCGACAAAGACAGTACGCGCTGCTCCTTCATTGCAAATACATCTTCCGCAGTCGTCCCGCCAAGACCACGCAGCACTAAATAGGCGTCAGTAAAATATTCGAGGTCGTTCGCGCTGTCGCTCTGCATCTTGTCATAGGCGTTTATAAGCGTCATTTCGCGCTCAAAATCGCCTATGCCCTCTTTGTTGTTTTTATATACCACAACGGGAACATCATTGAAGTAATGCAGTCTTTGTCCAGTAAGCTTTAGCGTAGTAGCATCTGCGGTATAGTATGATACCTGCTTTTGATCGTACACCTCAACCATTTGCGTTTTTTCGTTTGAGAATAGGTCTTTTAGCACATCGTATGCCCGGATGAAGTACAGCATTTCACCCTCTAGGGCTGCATCATATACCGCAATGCAGGTTTCCGTGTAATCCAACGCCGTAAATCTAACGTTTGAATCACTATCCAGATATAAAAGCTCATAAGCGTCGCCCGTGATGCTGGCTTCTTTTGCGAGTTCTGCGTTTTCGCTCTGTTCGTCGTTATAGTCAAATAGCGCTTTTATCTCAATCAGCATATCATCCGGCGCGCCCTCTGCCGCCTTATACGTGACGGGTACACCCATGAAATAACCCGTGTAACTGTCTGTGATATACGCCGGATAATTATTCACAAGCCTGTTATTCGGCTTGGTCGGGTCTGAAACAGTGCGATTTAAAATGTCCTGCTTCCCGTCATACTGCTGGTGCAAATACTGCCTACGCGCCGCCTCTGCCGCGCTATTCGTTATAAGCTGCCGGATTTCGTCAACAGTAAGTTCTTTGTCTTTGTTGATTCTATACTCTATCAAAGTCCTAGCCCTTCCTTTGAAAAACTCTGTAGTCTGCGCACCTTGCGCACTGGCTCTATTCCATACCGCAGTGCGGCGATTGCATCGTCAAGAAATGGAACGGGTTCATCTAGCCACACATCCCGCTTTTCGTCACGCTTCCACTTCCATTGCTGGAGCTCCTTCATAAGATTTACGCATGAAGGATGAATGTGTATTTTATGCGCTTTTAAATAGTCGATCTGCGCTTGTACGCTCCCTTGCTCTTTCTTAACTGCCACGGCTTTATACCCGGAAGAACGCCATGTTTTAATCCTGTCTGGCTCCGCGCTGTCGCAGTACATTATTACGTGTTTCGGCATGGTGCAAGACGTTATGATCTCTCCCGTGTCCTTCTCGTAATCGTATTGCTCCTTTAAGACGTATATTTCATCGTCCTTAAATCCAAGCAATAAAATAGCGTTAGCGTGGTTAAACCCAAAGTCTTGCCCAAGCGCAGCGCTGTCATAGTTGTTTATATCTTGGCTGACCTCTTCTGCGGTCCAGTTTGTCAGTATAAGTCCTCCAACTTCTCCCCACTCTCCAAGGCCATATACCCGATACCCATCCGGGTCTAATTCTTTGCGTCGCATCATACGTGCATGGTAGGCAGAATCTATAAACCGATTATCCAGATATGTGCTATGGTGCGTGAAAACATTTGGATCAACTATATCAAAATAATCATGCTTGATCCAGTGCGTGGCTGCCACCGGATTGAACGTGAACCGCATTTGATAAAAAAGACCGTCCTGAAGTTGCCCTCTCAAACGGTCATCTAGTATGTCCACATCCGCCCTTGAAAATTCCGTCGCTTCCTCGAGCCATATATCTGTAAGGCTTCCTTTTTCAAACGTGATAGACTTGATCTTCTCGCGCTGTCTGTCGTCGTTCATGCCGCGAAAGATTATCTTTGAGCCGTTAATGCAGCGCAGTTCAAGCGGCGACATTATAGGCTTCCAGTAGTCCCACAGCCCCATGCGCGATATTGCCCCGGATAACTCCGCGAAAGTGCTATCACGGTTCGTTACCTCCGATTTACGCAATGCCAAGAGGTTTCGACCCCTATCCTGCATCAGACGCAATATATAATGCTGTGCCGTGTCAACGCTTTTCCCGCTTCCCGCGCTCCCTTTCAGAAGCACATAGCGACATTTGCTTTGATTTGCCGGAGCAAATACTTTATTCGCTTGTACCCTGATCGTTGCCATAGTCTACCTGTATCCTCAAATCCACGCCGCCCGAAAGATCAACCTTATCGGTATATAGACCATGAACCTTGCCCAGTAATTCAGCGGCTTTATTTACGTCGCTGATCTTTGCTGGAATCTGCACGATCTCCGGGGTTTCTTTTTCTTCCGTCTTTCGTTTCCCCGCTTTGTCATACGAGCTTTTACGGGTCTTGCAGACAATTACAACACTTTCGGTTTCTTCCCTACGCAATATGCGCGTTAATGTTTCTTGCACTTCTCGCGCGTCTGCTATGCGGCTTGAGGATATTTCTGACTGCACTTTATCGACGTATTCACGTATAACAGGTTTTGTCAAGTTTTCTGCGCCAATTCTATTTGCTGTTTTCTCTGAATACCCCGCGCGCTTCGCCGCTTCCGTAGCGTTGCCTAGCTGAATGTAAAATTCTGCAAATGCTTTTTGCCTCGGCGTTAGCTTAGCCGCCACAACGTTAACCTCCCGTTTACCCACTCAAATCTATATACTTCTCCAATGCGGTAACTCCCGCCGCGCATCAAAAACGCGACCGTCTTTCTCCGGTCCGCCCTTGAAACCGCTATTGCGGCGGTTAAGTCCTTACAATGGCTCATGTTGTAGATATCCATACCCTACCCCTGATTTCAGAATTACGCGGGCGGGGATTTGCACCCCGCATGAATGACAACGCCATAGCAAATCTCGTTGCCTCGCTTCCGGTTCAAACCCTGCTCCACTGCTATGATATGATTTGCAGGCTCACCGCGCGTCTACCTATTCCGCCACCGCATTTTTTTGCAAAACAAAAACGCCACCCATCAGGATGACGTTTAGCTACTTTTCACTAATAGCATTTTACCACGGATCAATCTGAACTTTCTGGACAATTTTCAAAATTTTGCAAGAAGCCATATACCAGTCTGCGCTGCCAGCTCCCATCACCAGCCATTTCCAATCGCATGGGTATTTTCCACCACGGCAATCCTTCCACATACCGCAGCCGCAAAAGCTCCCGCATCTCGCTGTCTTCTACAGATGAGATGAATGTTTCTACTTCCAGCATCATGGCCATTGCCTTTTCAAGCCGGTCTTTATAGATGTCCACAACCTTTTGAAGCATTGTCTTGTCTATGGCATGCCCAATCACCTTACTGCTGTGCTCCGTGAAAGGAAATTCAGGCGACGACATTTTTACTATATCGCAGGAAGACACTTTCTGTGTTTGCATATCGCTGATCCGTTGTTCCAGGTTGCGCACTTCTGCCACAAGCGCCCTGTACTGTTCCAGCTTTTCGCGTATCGTCATGTCATGCGCTCCACTCATCATAAATATCGTTTAGCAGCTTGGCTATCAGCGCCGCCCTGATAAACCTCCGTCTTTCCTGTCCATACTGCCGCATGGCGTATTTGTATGGTTTAGCTCTCGTGATCCGCTTAAGCCTCTTTTGTGCCTCCAGTATCATGCATGGCGTTATCAATACTCTACCTCCTGTTTGTCAAACGGTGTTTTGCCGTAATATCTGTGTACCGAGTCTTCTTCTGTAAACCGTGTAGTTTCGCCGTTCCAGTGCAGCCCCATTATGCCCGTTGCACCGTTGCGCTGCTTGGCGACAATCAACTTGGCTTCTGTGCTGTCACGTGATTGCTTATGCAGCAGGAGCACCACATCTGCGTTTTGCTCAATGGCCCCGCTTCCGCGTAGCTCTGATAATTCCGGCACCCTTCCGCGCTGACCACCCTTGTTGCCTTTATCAGCCTCCCGCGATAATTGACTAAGGAGGATAACGGGTACCTCCAATTCTCCGGCAATAACTTTTAGCTGCCGTGTGATCGCGTCAAGCGCCTGCACTTCGTTGTCCTTAAACTCTGTGCGCGTGATAAGCTGCAAATAGTCTATAATCACCAGATCAAGCCCGTGCTCCCGGCGTACCTTTTGAGACAGCGCCATGATATCCGTTGTGCTTTGCCTGAAGTTGTCACTGATAAACATATTCCCATTCACGCTCTGTATCGCCGTTCCAAGCCGCGCTATTTCCTTGCCGCCTATATCTCCGGTTCTAAGGTCTTGCATTGAGATTTTCGCGTCCCCCGCCATGAGCCGCAATGCCAGTTGGGACGGAACCATTTCAAGTGAAAAGTACAACACCTTGTGATCTTTCTTTACGTGATCCGCTATGTTCATAGCAAAAGAGGTTTTCCCCATGCTGGACCGTGCGCCTATTACGATCAACTCACCCTTTTTCAGTCCTGCAAGCCGTTTGTCAAGCCTTGGGAACCCTGTTTGTATGCCAAGTAGCTTGCCCTCCTTTTTGGCCTCTACCGCTTCCACGATCTCGGCGTACGCTTCCTGATATGCCGTTTTTAGGGGCTTTACATCCGACTTGCGGCGGTCAAGGTCATAGATGGCGTTACACAGCCCGTTCGCTATGCCGTCAATGTCATTTTCCGGGTCAGACGTTTCCGAGATTGCCCTTGCGCAAATTTCTTTTAGCCGCCGCCGCTTTGATTTCTCCCGGATAATGTCGATGTGGCTTTTAATATTTTTCGTCGTTATGGTCTCGACTGTAAGCCCGCTTAAATACTCGATGGTTCCGGGCGTTGCCAAATGCAGGGCTTCAAGCCTGCTATTGACCGTTACAATATCCGGCGTGATTCCCTCTTTTGCAAGCTTCTCCATCGCTTCATAGACATGCATATGCACGATGCTTGAAAAATCATCCTTCTGCAAGCTTGACAGCACTTCAAAGGCACACTCCGGGCGCAGCAGCGCGGCCCCTATTACGCTACGCTCCGCTTCAATATCCTGCGGTATAAGTTCCAATTCTTCCATTGCCTAAAACTCCTCGTAGTGTTCCCCTGAATCATGCCCGTTCCGTTTTTCCCACGTAATAACCGCCGACTTCCAGCTTTTCATTTTATTTTTCCCGACATACCAGCCTTTCGAATTATAGAAATTCCAAAACCTTTCAGCATCAACATCGTTACCACGCTCACGGCAATACGCCTCTATTTCCTCAATGCTCGGAATGATAAATTTAGGTGGAGCTGGGGACTTGCCCCCTCCTCTCTTTATATTCTTATCATTCTTATCATTCTTGTTAGTGGTCACCTGTTGGTCACTTGTTGGTCGGTTGTTGGTCACTTTCTGGTCATTGCCTTGGTCACTTTGTTGGACGCTTTCGATATCTGCCACTTGATATTTATCATAATTAATAATGGTTGCGACGCTTCCGCGCTTGGTCGCCTTGATGGTTATTTCGTTGGTCGATTTTAGATGATTTAGCGCAGTGCGCACGTTGCGTTCTGAAATCCCCAATTTTAAAGCCATTTCACGGCGACCAAAAACCGCCTGCCCGCGTTTATATGTAACTCCCTTTTCGCGCCGCGTCTTATGATTGGCGGTCAACAAGAGATGGAGAAATACATCCTTTGTGCATGGATCGGAATACCACTCCCATTCCGTCAATTTCCTATGAAGTTTTATAAAACCGCCAGATGTCATTGTCTAACCTCTTTTACGCTTATTCCGTTCCGCATTACCGCCGCGTATGAAGCCGTACGCGTATGACAGGGCGGTCAGGTCATATATAGCGTCCACTCCCCCATTTTTCGCCTCGGTAATCAATTCAGACACTTCATCGTGCGTGAGATCATAACGCCCTAATTCATAGCTTTTTTGCTTCACAACTTCAATATTCATCTTGTACCACCTTCTACGTTTGTGATATTCTTGCGCTCTGCTTGTAAATGATTGGATATGCCATCTTTCAACACTTCCAACATTACTTCCGTATTTTTGACTATATCCCCCGCCGCGCAAACAGCCATAATGTAGCAATTGCTATTATGGGGCGCATATTGCATGGCATTACTGACAGCCATCAAGATACTGCCGGCTTTTTTAAGCGCCATTTCCTCTTCCTCGACGGAATCCATTATATTGAATAAATTAATCATCTTGATTTTTCCTTTCCGCCTATGGTAAAATAGGCGTAGATAGAGTGTCTTTCTGAATTGATCGTTGTTGGCGCAGCGATCTTTTCTTTTGCCACTTAGATTTGATTTCATAGGGCATATGGCCGTAATATCCCATGCGAAAATACTTTTTCCCGATTTCGCCAAAGAATATTTCGGTCTCCTCGTCAGTAAGCATACGGTCCTGTTCCTCTTTTTCGCGCATAACCTTACTGAATATTGAGTAGTATTGATCTACCGTTACCCTTGTACCATTTTTGAAGTACGGAAGGCCCTTTCTGCGCACATTTTTTCCAATCCAGAATAACCACCTCATAAAATTCTTTTCTTCTCTTGTCATTATTCAATCCTCCTATATTTGCACATAGCAAGATCTTTCCCCATCTTTAGGGAAATACTTATGAAGCTCACTATGGGGAACCTTGAGCAGTTCAAGGACGGCATACGCTTCATCCATGCGCCATGAACTGCGCCCGTTAAATAGATCGCTGACATGAGATATTGAGCAAGTGTTGTTCAGAACATTGGCAATATGCTGCGCAATATCCTCTTGTGTAACGTCCTGGTCGTACATTTTCAGTCTTAAAAGTTTGAATTTTTTCATTACTATTCCTCCATATCCCCGCCAATAGATTTTGCCATCATGTTAATTGCCTTTGTTAATCCTGCGAAAGCACCTTGAAATCCCTTCTGCATACCATTCATTGATGCAAAAGCCTTGTCGTATGAACCATACAGGGCATACATTTGTTTTGCGATTTTTCTCGCCTTTAATCCATTGATTCCGCGCCTCTTTAGTTCTGCCAGAAATTCTTTTTTAGTCATATTTCCTCTCCATTCTTTCATAAATTTTTTGTAGTGGTGGTTATTTTTGGTCTGCTTGCCCTATTCTTGCGTTTTCCAAAGTATTTTGGCAAAAAAAATACTCATTCACATTTTCAATATGCAATTCTTCGCATATTTTTTTTATTTGTTTTTGTGTGAAGTCCCGTTTGTTATTTAACTTCAAATTAAGTGTTGATGGACTCATTTTTACCTTTATAGAAAGGCTTTCCTGAGTATTTCCGCTTTCCCTAATCTTGCCCAAAAGTTTAGCATAATTATATTTCACCAAATTATTCACCCTCCTTTCTTGCTTCCATTCTACCATCTTTAGTTTTCTAAAGTCAACATTTATTTTTTAGCTTTCTAAAGTTTTTCTTGCGCTTTCCTAAGAAATCATTATAATCAATACTATAGGAGGTTGTAACATGAAAACTTTCGCTAAAAGATTGAATAAAGCCTTGGAGCGTGCTAATATTACCCCTGCTGAATTATCACGCATTACCAATATCCCAGAAGGAACTATCTCACATTATCGCTCTGGAAAATATATGCCTAAGCAATTCCGATTATCTATTATGGCTAAAGCCCTACATACAACTCAAGCCTACCTATTGGGCTGGGAGGACGAAGATGGAACCGCCGATCTTGTTCTCGGCGAAATAGATCATTCAAAGCGTACCGGCGCACCCATTGATACAGAATTAAAAAATGCGGAGCGCATAGCTACGGAAGGCTGGCGCAACCTCAATGAAACTATCTGCCGCCCCTATCCTATAATCGGAGAAGTAACCGCAGGATTCGGAAGTGAGGCCGTAGAGGAAGAAACCGGAGACTATGAGCAGATACCCATTGAATGGCTCCGCGGACATAACCCAGATAACTTCTTCGTCCTGCGTGTCAAGGGTGATTCCATGTACCCAAAATTTATTGCCGGGGATCGCGTCCTTGTTCATAGGAAAACAACCGTGGACAGTGGATCAATCGCCGTCGTGCTGTATGATGGGAATGTCGCGACGGTAAAGCAGGTAAAATATGTAAATGGTGAAGATTGGGTTGACCTGATCCCGATAAACCCGGAATTTCAGACAAAACGTGTTGCAGGCGTAGACCTAGAGCAATGCAGAGTATTGGGCGAAGTAAAGCGGTTAATCCGCATTATTAAATAAAAAGGATGGTAGAGAA